ATCGTCTACGAGGTGGACATGGACACCGCCCGCCTGCTGGCGGCCCGTCGTGAGGTTGATGCCGCCCTCAGTGGTATGAGCGGGACTGTTGGGCGTCTTGATACGTCTGTAACCCGTGCAGAGCGTTCAGTGGCAACGTTGCAGCGCACTATGTCACGCCTGAGCGCCGTAGCCAGTAGCGTAATGGCTGCCATTTCGGTGCAGCAGATTGCGCAGTACGGCAACGAGTGGGTGACGGTTAATAACAAACTAGTTAACTCCGTCCGTGCTAGCGAATCCCTGGCTGATGTTACTCAACGCGTATTCGATATTTCGCAGGATACACGATCCGAACTGGAGGCTACATCAACGCTATATGGACGCCTTGAGCGTTCAACACGCAGTGCAGGTACGAGCACTAAAGACCTCATTACACTCACCTCGACGATAAACAAAGGCCTTGCGGTATCAGGGGCAACTACGGAGGAAGCCAGCTCAACCATGACGCAGTTGTCTCAGGCATTAGCGTCAGGTGTCCTGCGTGGGGAGGAGTTCAACTCCATCTCTGAGAACGGTAGCCGCCTCGCCATGGCGTTGGCTGATTCTCTTGGCGTAACTATCGGCCAGCTCCGCAACATGGCAGCAGAGGGTAAGCTGACCACCGAAGTTGTGGTGAATGGACTACTCAAGCAAAGCGATGCGATTGCTAAAGAGTTTGCCAATACAGCGCTAACAATGGGTCAGGCATTCACTGTAGCAAGCAATAACATCACCAAATTTGTCGGTGAAAGCACTACCGTCTCCACATCTATCCGTGTGTTTAACGATGCGGTGATTTCACTCAGTCAGAACCTTGATCTGGTCGCTAATGCTATTGGTGTGGCCGCTGTGATATTTGGTGCGCGTTTTACCGGCGCACTGGCGCTGGCTACGAAAGCACGCATCGATGACGTGCTCGCGGCAAAAGCGCAGGCCACCGCCACGGCTCAATCCACTGCGGCCACCGCTAACGCTGCTCGCGTGACCGCGCTGAAAGCAAGCCTGGATAAAGAACAGGCATTATCAAACCTTGCCCTGGCTCAGGCTGAGTACAACGTCGCCAGAGGATCGGCGGCGGAAGCGTTCGCACTTGAAAACCTGATCGCCATTAAATCTGTGGCCATCCAGCGTTCTGCCACCTATGCAGAGGCTCAGATTGCCGAGGCGGCTGCAACCAGAACGGCAGCCGCTGCCGCAGCGGCGGCAACCACGACTATTGGCGGGCTCGCCAGAGGGGCGCTTGCCCTGATTGGTGGCCCCGCTGGTGTGGCAATGATAGCGGCTGCCGGGATTTTCTATTTTTATCAGAAGATGCAGCAGGCGCGGCAGGAAAGCATCGATTTTGCTGACAAGTTAGATGGCGTCATTGCCAAAATGAAAACCATGAGTCAGGTTCAGCTCGCCGCTCAGATTGATAATGCCACCCGGTCTATTAAAGCCCAGGCTGATGCGATCAAGGACAATCAGGCAACACTGGAGGCTAATGAGCTGCAGCAGGCCCGTCTGCGTCGTACTCTGAGCTATTTGCAGGAGGGCAGTCTTTTATACAGGATGACCCTCTCAGAGCTAACAGACGCCCAGAGTGAGCACACTCAACTACTCGCCGCCAATGAAACCGCACAGAACAAACTGAGCCAGACGGTCAACAAAACAGGCATGCTGCGTGCCCAGATGAACGGGACGTTTGTACAGGGTATCGACCTGCTCAAGCGTGATGGGCATGAAGCCAGCGTAACCTCTGGCCTGATGAATCAGCTCGGAACCGCGATTGATTTCGCCAGCCGGGCAAAGGAAAAATTCAATTCCACCAGTCTGCAGATACCGCGCAGTGAAAAAGCCGACGCCTATAACAAAGCGTTGGAGGATGAAAATACACTTCTGGCCATCACAGATAAGCGTCTTCGTGCGGTCACTAAGGCGAGGATGGAGGCGACTGAAAGGGGAGGGAACCAGAATCAGATCAACGCTGCAGGTCAGCTAGCCGGTGCTCAGTACGATCTGCAGCTCGCTGAGAAGGCCCGAAATAAAGAAACCCGTGAAGGAGTGTCAGCAGGTAAGAAGGCAGAGACTCAGGCACAATCTATCGCCCAGAAACTGGCTAACCTGAAGCAGCAATCGGAGCTGGTGGCTGATTCAACCCGTCAACTCAGTCGCGAACAGGCGATTCTGGCTGCTCAGCAGTCCCTCGGCAGCGCTGCCACTCAGGCGGATATTAAACAGGCCGGGGAGTATGCCGCTGCCAAATGGGACGCCAGCAACGCGATACGCGCTCAGGCCGCAGCCGAAAAACTTCTGCCTGAGACTAAAGAGAATGCCAGCTATAAACAGGATGTGGCTGACCTGCAGGCGGCATTATCCGCCAAAAAAATCAGCCAGGCTCAATTCAACGCATTCTCAGAGCGTCTTGAGCAGGAGCACCAGGTTAAGCTCGCCAAAATTAGGGCTGACCAGGTAGTAACGCCACAGCAGTCTGCTGCCGGTACAGTTGATCCGGTTCAGCAACTGGCAAACGAGAACGCCCAGAAGCTGGCATTAATCCAGCAGTTTGAGGCAGATAAAACACTGACTCAGGATCAAGCCCTGGCTTTGAGAAATTCAGCCAATACCACGTTTGAACAGGCACGCATAGCGGCACAGTGGGAGATATGGAGTAACCAGAATGCTGCCAATCAGTTTTTGGCGGCCTCGTTTGAATCGTTGGCAGGCAATGCCTCTAATGCTCTCACTGGTGTGATTACCGGCTCAATGTCTGCACAGGAGGCCATGTCATCCCTCGCCAGCAACGCGCTCAAAAGCCTGATAAATGGCTTTGTGCAAATGGGTGTCGAGTGGGTTAAATCTGCCGTCACAGGCGGAGCGCAACAGATAGCCATGCAACAGGCTGTAGCCGCGTCATCAGTTTCAGCAACAGCCACTACAACAGCAGCGAGCACCACCGCTGCAGGAACAACCTTGGCCGCATGGCTGCCAGCCGCGCTGGTGGCATCTGTGGGTTCATTTGGTGCGGCAGCAATCATCGGCGGGGCTGCACTGGTTGGCGCGTTTGCATTGTCTCAAACGTTATCAGGCAAGCGCAAAAACGGCGGTCCGGTGTCAGCGGGCTCTATGTATCAGGTAGGTGAAGGCGGCATGCCTGAAATCTATCAGGCCAGCAGTGGCAAGCAGTTCATGATCCCCGGCGATAACGGCAAGGTGATCAGCAATAAAGACATTAGCGCCGGAAGCGGTGGGCAGATTCAAGTCTCTATTGAGTTCAATGATTACACCTCTGGCACGCATACCTATGATGCACAGGCAACACAGAGCGGAAACACGCTAACCGTTCAGGCGTTTATAATGGACATGGATCAAGGTGGGCCGATGAGCAGTTCAATTACCAGCAATCTGCAGACGCAGAGGAGGGCGAGAGAATAATGGATATCAAACCGGGTGAAACGGGAAAAATGGAACTTCCAGTTGGAAAGCCTATGAGTTTCAATCATAACAAACCGGTTACCTATAAAGTAATCACAGTTGTTGGGTCAGTTATTGAAGTTTTATTACCTGGTGGGGTTGATCTTAATGTTCTTAATGCGGGAGACCTTGCCAGCGTTATCCTGACAATTAATGACTCTCCCACGGGTCCTACCGAGATTGTTTAACAAACCCGCTTCGGCGGGTTTTTTGTTTGCTGAGGAATAGCATGGCAATTGATTATCCCGAATGGCTCCCACTGGCTCAGAAATCCAGTAAAAACCCTACCAGCGATACAGGGTTTCGCACTGACCAGCCACAGGTTGGCGCGCCCATTTTCCAGAAATTAACTGATGATCTGAAAACGTCGTTCAACCTGACATGGGTATTCACCGCTGCCCAGCACAGGGCGTTCACTCAGTGGTTACGCAGCCCTCATTATCTGGATAACTGTAATCATTGGTTCAACATGCGCGTTTCGACCGGTACGGGAGATACAGGTACTGAGGTTCAGGAGCTGCATTTCACAGCATTTCCGACATGGAACCAGAAAGGATCAACGTTTACATGGACCGGGAACGTGGTTGCGAGAGAGCTGAAAAACTCTGATGACGAGTTCGATGACTATCTGATCGAGTTCCCGCCTCCATGGGCCAGTTGGCTGGACATTATCGTTACTGGCTATCCCGATGGCCGGGATAAAGAGTCACTACCAAAGGTGGAATAATGCCTACGTTTCGCGAATACAAAAGCCGTCGTCCCAATAGGATTCTTTACGACACCATAACTTTTTATAACCCGGCGTTTGGCTACGTCCGGCTGGTGGATAAGCAGATATTCCCCAAAACTTTTGCAGGTGTGGTTTATACGCCCTGCAGGATGGAGATTACTGAGAGCCAGCAAAGCAGCACACCGGTAATCAACAGCACGCTCAAATTCGCTCGCATGGCTCAGGATTTTAAGCAACAGCTCAAATTGTGGCGGGGTACAGGCCGGATCACACCCATCTCAGCAACCTATATGCGTTTTGATGCCTCTGACATGAACACGCCGCTCAAACCCTGGACGCTATACGTGAGCGACGTGAGCATGGATGCATCAGACGTTACTGTCAGCCTGACGCTAAAAAACCCACTGAATAACAACATCTCTCAGCTCTACACCCCAGAAGAATTTCCAGGACTCCAGAATGCGTAAATCAGAATTCATTGAGAGGGTCACAGGTGTGCCGTGGGCAGATCGCGCCTGCACATTTGAGGCTATGGACTGCTGGGGGCTGGTAGTTCTGTACTACCGGCATGTGCTGGGTATCGAGATTCACCACACTGAGGATTATGAATCAGGGCGTGATTTTATGACCTGTTTTGAGGAAGAAGTGATGTTCTGGGATGACACGGAGATTTTCCGGGATGGCGGCATATTCATTGCCTACTACGGCGCTCAGCCCGTTCATGTTGGCCTGACGGTTGACGGCATGGCTCTGCATAGCCGGGGCGAGTGCGGGCATGTCAGAGCCGACAGCATCCGCACGATTAAAAAACTTTTTACCAGAGTGGAGTTTAAAACGTATGCCGGTCATTCAGATTCAGCGCGTACCGGGGCTGCCTAAAGAACGCGTCAATGTAGAGGCCGGGCAGCTTTTCAGTGAGTGGCTGGAACAGCAGCAGCTTCACCGGGACGTGCGGATAAACCGGAATGGGGTTGAGCTGAGTGACGATGATGAGATCGGTTTTGCACTGGAGGAAAACGACCAGATCATCATTTTTGACCAGCCGCGTTCAGGTGGTCTCGCCAAAACACTTTTAAACCCCTTCGAACACTTCAACCCCATCAAATTTACTAAAAAGGTGTTGGCTAG